GTTTACAGAGTCCGTGGGCCAAGATTTTGACCCCCATACCGGGTCGAAAAGTTTTCTTTTCCACTTTTTGAGTTGTGGCATCGCTTACATAATGGCTGCAAGTTTTCCAAATCCCAAAACTCTCCGCCAACTCTCACTGGCTTTATGTGATCCATAACCGTAGCCGCTTCCAATCCGCAGGCTCGGCACAATGGCTCGTCAATCAGTATTGATGCTCTTAGTTTTCGCCATGCTCTAGTATTGTACTCATCTGAACGCTCCCTTGGTTTGACCTCAAAAGGTTTCTTTTCTCTTATAATCTTAGATTTAGGATAACTCGGCATGATCAGAATGGTACTTGAATATGTACAAAGATACCGGCATTACCCCTACCTTCTGTAAAGGTATAGGATTTGTAACCGAGATAAGTTCTAACCCACTGAGCGAAACGCTTAGGTGATGCGTGATTGTTACCCGTTGCCTCAATGAATGAGGACAGCATGACGCTGATATAATGCCTTGTGTCTGTCCATTCGTACTCCATAGCCCAATCATAGAAGTCCTTAGATGTCGATTGAATCACACGCTTTGCCTCAGAGTTAATCGACTTGACTGACTGCAGCCCTGTACTTAGGAAGTTCTGCAGGTTGCTCAGCATATAGCAATCGAATGAGGCCCAGTCCTCAGCATTCCAAGAATCAAATAGTAAGCGCCCGTAAACGTCCATTGGATTCCTGTTCTCGTTGAAGTACTGATGGAATTCAATCTCATGCCTTCGCCTAGCATGTGAGGAACCCGAGCCATTGATTACATAATTTGTCGTTATGATTACTTTAGGCGCCCTCTCAAATGGTATAAATATCTCATCCTTATTCTTGCGGTTTACCGTGATACCTTCCGTTATAAGTGAGAATATAGACTCAAAATTGAACGATTTTTTAACGTCATCAAATGCCAATATCTGAGTATCAAGGTCAACCCTTTGGTATATAAAATCGCCTTTGTTGGGATCAAATGCCTTTCCATCTATGATGACCACTTTACGGAAGTGTTTAAGAGCATTTATCATTATCGACTTACCGGAGCCACCATTTGGATTGTCAGATATTAGCTCATCGTTTACAATGATTGCCTTTTGGTGTTGTTTATCCTTGTACGAATGGATTAGATACCCAAGAGTCGACTCGAGCGCTTGAATTCTCGATGCGTCGCTATTGCTTACCTTATGCACTAAATCTTGAAAATTGTTCTCAATTGGTGCCTGGATATAATTTCGTTTGATTATCTGATTATCCCAAATAAAACCATCGCATGAAATATATTTTTGCAGCTCAATTGTTTTTGATGTAATTTTTACAACCCCATTTAAAAATGGAACATAGGCTGTCGATTTAGTATCCTTGATCATCTCCATATCGATTGATTTTAGCATCGTAAGGAATTGCTCAGAGAATAGCTGTTTTGATTTGCTGACATGGTTCCAAACATCAGGCTCATTTATGAGATAATTCAAAACGTCATCTTTGATAATTTCAACACTCGTGATTGTTACAATATTTGACTTAACTTTTACAAATGTCGGCTTAACTGCAGTTTCCGGATAATATTTAAAATAACCTCTGCGCTCCAAAAATGTCTTAAAAAATATAGGAATTATTACGACAGTCCCCTTGGAATTTATCGCCCAAAATTGATTTTCGTCATGAGTCCCCTCAATCTCTGAAATTATATCCGGAGTGACGGCATGCTGTTGAATTACTTCCTCTTTTGTCTTAGATTTTAGCGCAAATCGTATCTCATTGATTTTATCGATGTCCTCAAAGTATTTTGTCCCTGCACTTGATCTCATTCGATTATAGGCATTTTTAAAAACATTGGTTGCCTCATCATCTGAAAAATTCCCATAAATCACGTTATTTAAGACATAATTCAGTCCATAGTCCAAAGACACCCCATGCTCACAAAATGCCTGCGCCAATACTAAAAGATTATTGTTTCGCGCCCCTTCCTCAAATCCAAACTTCTTATCCCACCATTTAACCAGTCGTTTAATAATTTCTGTTTCGTTGGTAATTGGTAAAACTGCGGGACGCTCAGAAATTGAATTTTGATAATCACTGGATATTTCAGTAAATACGGTTGCTTTGTCATTAATATAAATATTTGGATCATAAGACTCAAAACAAGCCCTTGAAACGTCTTTATTTTTACTATCGAAGTACTGACAAGGGAAACGCTCTGAAAATGCCTTAAATCGCCTCGAATGTTCCTCAGGTGAAGATTTGGGAATTGAAACTACTGCTTTAAATCCTTTTCCGGATGGTGAAATAAAAGCTGTGATTACATGCGGAATTATTTTTACCTCATCGAAAACAGATTGAAATTCATTTTCGGGAATTTTATCATAGTCACAGATCATGAGTCCAGAATGCTGATTTAAGCCTTTTATATTTCTGTATGCAAACGTCCCATTGAACATGATTACAATTGACTTCTTTTTCTCCTGGTCATATTCGTCCCCTGTTAATGCGCGTAATTTCTCAACGTGTAGTTTAGAGTCTCCATTTTTTATGCGCTCAATGACCTCTAAAAGGCTCATATCAAACGGAATAGAGCCTTCCTTCGTGTCAAATAGAGATTTGAATAGTGTTATAGTGTGTAGCATTCGTGTAGCAAATTTTTTTTTAAGTTATTGATATATAATTGATCGTGTAGCAGTGTATTATTTTCCCTTTAAAAAAATTCAAAGACAAAAGTAAATATATAAGAAAGGAATAAGTAGACAACTTTTGCTACATTCTACACGGTCAATTTTCATCTAAATAACTGATTAGCAATTGTCTGTATTTTTTGTCCATTTCAAAGTCATTTTGAATTATTTGTAGCTGTTTTGTAATTGACTGAACTTGCATATTCAAAATTTGCGAAATTTCAATTTTTTCATAGTCCATAAAATTATATAAAATAAACATTATTTCTCTGCGAATTTTACAAATATGATGTCGAGTGTCATTTTTTATAATTGAATTTTCGTCAATTTCATAAATATTTGCAACGTATTTAATTAGTTTTTTGTGTAACATTCTAGTATATTTTTTGCATCTTCATAAATCCTCGTTTCGTATTTATAACCGAGTTCCAAATAATTCTGGTAACATTTAACCCCATGAATAACCGTTGAATGATCTCTGTTCGCAAATCTTCCTATCGCAGCATGAGTAAAACCATAATCCTTGGCAATAAACATAAAACAAAACCTCACAATTGAAATCGGCCGCTTTCGCTCTGGTCCAGTTATGTCTAAAGGTGTCACCATTGAAGCTTCGGAAACCGCTTGAAGTATTGCAATCAATTCTTTATTTTCGTCAGGCAACTTTTTTGGATTTATTAATTGTACTTTTAATTTTTGCACTTCGCTTTCAAGTTCCCGAATCCGAGATTCGCTCATTTTTTGAGTGTTTTGAAGTTTACGGGTTGCGTCCAGATATTTAAGATAATAGTCCATAATTCTGCTCAAAAAAGTCCTCAGGTGATTTGTAAAAACAAATGTTAAAATCTCGCTCACCCGCCTCAAATGCTTTTATTAAATGCTGTTTTTCGTGCTTTTCGTATGCTTTAATTATTTTAATGGCTGTTTTGAAAATATCTTTTGAATGGTCCAAGATTAAATTAGACTCAATATCTTCCATGTTTTCAATTAGTGTTTGAATTGGTGTTTTCATTTGTTACCTCCGTATGTTTCGTTGTAAATTTTCAATATATGGAATAGCCAATAATAAAACTATTCCGCATAATAAACCAATTACTATACCTGATATAATTGTAAACATTACTAAAAATTGTGAATTAATCATTGTTACCTCCGTATGTTAGAATTTCTTCTTTGACCATAATCCAAAATATAATTGTATCTGTTCTTTTAAGTTTTGGATTACTAAATATTGGATATGTTGGCATTGAATTGATTATTTCATTAACTGCAATTAAGGCATATTGCTTAGTCATTTTATCTATTAATTCTTTGGCTTTGTCAACTGCCCATTGTTTTTTATTGTTGCTCATACCAATTCCCCCTTCATTTTACCCTTATACATTTTTTTCAATTCTTTATTCGCATTTTTAGCAACTGGATTCATTTGATTCCAATTTGGCATATCATAAACCTCAGGAGATTCTTTATGTTCAACCTCTTCAAATTGCCTCAATGTTTGGAATGCAACTGAAATACACCATCCAAAAAAACCAACGCTAACAGCTGCGCCGATAACTGCCAATCCGTCCCAAATTAACATAATTCAATATTATAAAGCCCCACATAAGTAAACTCTTCGCATTCGCCGATAATAGCATCATTCCCTTTATATTGGGAATCTGTTGTAATATCTCCGATAATGCCATCTTGCATTTTGCTGATAACCCAGTCGAAAGCATCGTTTCGAGAGTTAAAATTTTCGATAATAGTTATTTTTACCATGTCACAATACTACAACTTAAATTTGCAAATATGCAACAACTATTAACAATTCATCAACAATTTTACAATTCTATGACAAATTAAGCAAATTTTTTGCCTCTTGAATACTGCGACAAATACCCGCAATCCCGCCACACTTATCGACATAATCAATAAATCTTTGCTGATCATCACGAATTCTGCCAAACTCTGATTTGACTTCAATGGCTGTAAAAATTGCAACCTTTCGGCCGACATGATGCGGAGTAATTTCTATTTCAGTCCATCCAATTAAATCTGAGCTTCCAGGCATCAATCCATATTTCACCTTATTTTGTGCGTCAAATCCTACATTATTTCTGAACAAACGAACACTGCCTCTTGACAATGTTTGTATTTGCCTCATGATTTCACTTTCTAAAACTGCCATTTTGTTTTTCCTGTTGCTGTGTGTAGCGGATATAAGCCCATCCTTTCTTATAACCTCTTGAATGAGCGATATTTTCCCACTCACTTAAACTTTTTGCAGACCACTCTTCCTTTTTTAATTGAATTTTTTTCTGCGGAATCTCATCGACTGGCACCAATTCACCGGCAATCTTTTTTAGTTCTTTTGGTTCCTTTTGAACCATGGCGCCACATTCTGGACATTTATCAGCTAACGGCCCAAATACCGCAAAACAATTTTTGCACTGTCTTATCTTTATCATTTTTTTCGTTTCTTTTATTTTTTCGTCTGTCAATTCCCATTCCCTTGAATCGGTCACTAAGCCATGGCGAAAGCAATTCCCGGCATGATCTAATATAATGCAATGCTTTTTCCCTTCTATTGTCCTCAATCCTCTGCCTGCCTGTTGTAAATACAAACCAAGTGATTTGGTCGGCCTCATCATAATAATGCAACCAACTGCAGGAATATCCGTCCCCTCTGAGATAATGTCAACGGATGTTATTATTTTGGTTTCTTCGGTGCGCAATCTGTTCAGCCTTGCCTTTCGCTCTGTTTTATCCAGTTCACCATGCACAACCTCAGCGCTATGCCCTACCATTGAAAATAATCCTGCAATATCCTCGGCATGCTTTATATTGATGCAAAAAACAACCGTTGGCAAATCCTCGGCATATTTTCTCCAACATTCAATCGCTGAGCCAGTGATGGACGGCTTTGAAAATGCGTCAAATATTTCTTTTTTATCATAGTCGCCTGCAGTCGTTTTGATTTTTGTGAAATCATTCTTTGATGCGTATGTTTTAGGGCTAACTAAAAAATTCATATCTATAAGGCTTTTAATATTTGGCCCTTCAATTAATACATCAAATGCCGATTTTAATCCTTTGCCGTCCAATCTGCACGGCGTCGCAGTTACACCCAAAATAAACGCACCGGAATAAACAGAGGTTATTTTCTCCCATGATCCCGCCACCGCATGGTGACACTCATCCACAATAATAAACTGTGGACAAAATTTGTCCAAACGATTTGCCATGGTCATCACGGAAGCGATTTGAATTCTTTGCGTGTAGTCTGGCTCCACACCCGACATAATAATGCCATGAGGCACGCCGATTCTCTCCGATGCCTGTTCAATTAATTCCTTACGATGTGCCAGGATTAAAACGTTTTTTGTTGAAGCTTTGGCAATCTCTGAAAATATCATTGTTTTGCCGCCACCGGTAGGGCAAACAAAAAGCACCCGCCTATGTGAGCGGAATGCGTTTCGTATGTTATTTATTGCGTCGCTTTGGTAGGGCCGTAATACGCTCATATATTTTTGTATAAGTTAAAATTGATTTGGGCGCTTGCTTTTCCCACCTGGATAATACTGAACGATTGATTCCGATGTCGTCAAATACTTGACCTAGGGACACCCCACGCTCAGCGCACATTTGTTTTAAATCAGAAAGGGAGGTCATCACCTGTTTCAATTGGTTGAGTTTGAGTTGGTGCAGGAGCGCCGCCCAATAATTCCACATTTGAAACCCTGACTTTCAAATAAGCTTTGCCATTATGCTCATGGGCATTTGGTTCACCCTCGATTAATACCTTGGTTCCCTTTTTTAAATAGTCTACAATAATAGTAGATTGGTCTAATTTTCGCCACATAGCGCAGTCAAGCCATTTTGTCTCGTCTTTTGATACCTTGACACCAACTGAAAAATTGATGACCTTATAATCCTTAATTTCTTTTATTTCGGCATCTCTTCCAAGATTACCTGTAAATATTATTTTTAACATGTTGCAAATATAAATAATTTGTTGCAAATTTGCAATATGGAATATCATAAAAACACAGAAAAGATTTCAAAGTCAGGGTTGGACCTGATTCACAAATCGCCGTTACATTATTGGGACAGGTATCTAAACCCTGCAGCGCAGGAAAGAAAAACGCCTGCTTTAATTTTAGGCAGCGCAGTTCATTGCGCAGTTTTAGAACCGCAGGAATTCGGAAAGCGCTACGCCATTGCTCCCGAGGTCGACAAAAGAACCAAGGAAGGCAAAGAGATATTTGCAAACTTTGAGGCATCCATCGAGGGACTTGAAGTAATTTCAAAAGCCGATTCAGTTATTTGTGAGCGTATCATGGAAGCGATTAATCGACACGATGAGGCATCGCTTTTAATGTCAAAAATTACATGGGTTGAGAAAGTGATTGAAGTCGATGACATGAAGTGTCGCCCGGATGCAATTATTGGGCCTCTTAATTTAATTATTGATTTAAAGACTACAGATGACGCAAGTCCGAAAGCATTTGGAAGATCAGCTTTGAAATATCGTTATGATGTTCAGGCAGCATTTTATATTGATTTATATGAGGCGCATTATAATTGTAAATGCGAAGGCTTTATTTTTATAGCTGTTGAAAAGACTCCGCCATTTGGTGTCGGTGTTTATGTTATTGAAGACGAAGACATAGAGTTTGGCCGTCAAAAATACAAAGCGGATTTAGAGCGATGGCGTGAAGCGAAAGCAAATAATAAATGGACTGGATATACAGGAATAAATAAATTGGAGATGCCGAGTTATGGAAAGTAATATAATAATTAAATATGATGATTTAAAAAGATTTAATAGAGTTCTGTCTTTTATAAATGCAATTAACAAAAAAAATCCTGAATTTATAGAATATATTATATCTATAAAAGATCATGAAGGCAATTTAGATATTAAATGCAAACCAATGAATTCAAAACAAATATATAAATATTATAAATTATGTTTAGGAATTTGGGAATCGTATGGAGAAAGTACAATTTGGTTTGATTCAGATTATATACTTTCAGAACATACGGAAAAAAAATGGAATATGATAAAAGAAGCTTTTAAAAAAATTGATTTATTATGACAACCGAATTAACCACCAACCCAGAGGAACAATTTGACCTCATTCAGCGCAAGGCAAAAGCACTTGCAGCTTCAACCGTAATCCCAAAAGATTATCAAAACAACATCCCCAATACTCTCGTCGCTCTTGAGATGGCGCATCGCATCGGAGCCTCGCCTTTGATGGTCATGCAAAATTTACACATTATTCACGGACGCCCGTCATGGTCATCGACATTTATTATAGCCGCTTTGAATTCATGCGGAAGATTCTCAGCCATCAGATTTGAGGATGGCGAAGGATCATGCAAGGCTGTAGCTACAGAAAAGGAAACAGGAGAAATTCTCACTGGCCCAACGGTTACGATTGATATGGCCAAGAAAGAGGGATGGTTTCAAAAGGCAGGCAGCAAATGGCAAACGATGCCAGAATTAATGTTGAAATACAGAGCAGCTTCTTTTTTTGGTCGCCTGTATGCCCCCGAAATAATGATGGGGATGCACACCGAATTTGAAATTCAAGACATACAGCCAGTGAAGGCAAATAATGTTCTCAATTTAATTACTCCCAAGGAAGAGGCGGAATCCGAAACCAATACAGAGGCTCCGGAATAATTAGATCCGTCCAATAATTAACCCAATTTTCGCCGTTGTAAATTGCGACATCATAGTCCGACGTCAAGACTGCCACTCCATCAAGTGGCAGTTTTTTTGTGACGTCAAACCATTCAATTTTCATATTAAAACGAAATCTATTTTTTCGCCGTTGGTAAAATGTTTAACAACTTCAAACCAATATTTGTCTGGCACAACTTGACATCCTGCAGACCAGTTGTCTATAAATGATCCTAAGCCAGCACGATGTAAATTAATTCCAAATAATCCATTCTGAACATTAAGCTCATCAATTTTATTATCTTTATTGCCATCTCTATATATTTTCATTGATCCAATTTGCGCAAAGAAAGGGGCGCCGAGCCACAAAGATTTCCAATTTGGGGAGCTTCTAAAAACGTGTGAATATTTCACAGTCTGACGAGCTGCAATTGCAGTTCCAGTTATCCCGCCGTGAGTTATTGGATTCTGAATATAGTGCTTGCCTGCAGTCGTCGAGCATGGGAATATAGATGCAATTTCGCCACCTACCCACAACACTCCAAAATCATCAAATGTATTTGTGAGCATCTCGTCACACCTTACCCAGGTGATTCCTTTCTTTTGGTTGGTTATGTATTTTTTAATTTCGATTTTGGTTTTTTCACCAATGATTCCATCGACTACCAAATTACAGCCGAAACGATTGAGATATGATTGAACTTGTTTCATGATATAAATATTAAAATTACGCTAAAAATTGAAGTTATCCACAGCCATTTTGTAAGCTTGACATTCTTGTCCAAAAGTACAGAATTTTTACACAGTTCTTTTTTATAACAAACCCGCAAAGTATCGATATAAATACTATCAATAGTATGCTTTTTTCTGTACAGCGACACCATCTCGCGAGCCTTTGCGCCTTTAATGAGGTATTCATTCGCACCCTTGAGAGTCGAGCTGTCTATTGAGAAGGATTGAGCGCTCGAGTAGGTCGGTTGAATAAGGAGTATCAGTAAAACAAATAAATAACGTGTCATATTTTTGAATGATTTTTTTACGAGTGATATAAAATGAGTCGGTTTGTTTTGAATACAACGTATCAATTGAACTAAATATCTCAGGTTCTGTATTTGGTTTTGGTTGCAACCAAACGAGCGCCAAAAATAAAAGTAAAATTATTATCGCCCCTGTCCTCGTGATTTCTTGCATGGCTTATTATTTTTGGAGTGAACACCCGGGCGTTTGCGTTTTGGCTTACGCTTGTGGGTTGCTGTCTGAGTTATTTTTGCCATTGCTAAATTTATCTATTGACGTGAATCCAAGCGTTAAAATTACTATCCATTCAACAGCCTCAACTAATTCTTTGCTAGGTGCCACATCTGTCGGAGTTGTGCTATTGTATGCAAGTGTGCCAAATAAAACAAAAGCACCAATGATTCCAACAAATCGCTTTGAACTAAATTCGCCTTTATCTCCTTTAAATATTTCTAATATCTTTTTCATTTATTTTTTAATAATAAATCTTTGATTGCATCCTCTTTCCCTTCCAATGCAGAAAGATAAAACTCGCATTCATATTTATACACAGATACCAATGAATCACTTCGTTTCATATTGGTTTGCATTTTTTCAACCTTACTCGCCAAAACTTCATTCTCTTTTTTGCAGTTGACAATCAGTTCTTTTTTGGTGTTCTCACTTTCGTAGTACAAAAAGCCCACAACTCCAAGCATTAAAAACGCTACGGCACTGATTGGATTCTTTGAAAATTGATCAAATGATATAACACTCATTTTTTTGATTTTAAATAGTAATAACGAATAGCAAATAACCCACTCACGATAGCAATCAACCCAGCAAATGCCGTTATAATAGGTTGCATTTGCGTTGATAACGTTGCTAAGAAAGATATTATTGACGTAGTTGCCAGTCCATCGGCTGATGTGTCGTTAAGGTTTTTCATATTGGAAAAGGTGATGATGGTTTAGGTATGTATTCGCCTTGTGGTAAATCAAACAACCACATAAACTCGGTGTCTTTAAATGCTTCTTTGTCTTGTTCGTTACCAAAGAAAAAGTAATTTCCCTGAATGTCCGCTACACAATTTATAAACTGATAAGGGTTTATGAATTGACCTTGTACTTGGTCGTATTGTTGGGTGGTTAAAATATATCCTATCATTATACGTTACGTGAAAGGGTTGTTTGAAATGCTTGTACGGCTGTATAGAAGTTAGATGCTTGAGTATCTGTTAAGCCGTCACCAGCACTTAAAAATGCAGTTTGTCTATTTGACCAATATGCTTTTGTTACTGCATTTAATGCTCCATAAATTAACGATAATAATGACAAAGCAGTTGATAAATTTGATGATGTATTTTTAACTGTACCATTATAATATGCTTTTTGTAAATTAGATGCAGTTCGTGAAACATTAAAAAACCCAGTAGATGTTGATTGCGATCCAGCACTAATTTCAACAGCATTTACAGAATAATAATAAATACCTGCATATTTAGCCACAATTTCCAAATCTTGACCTGCATTAAAATCATAAGCATTAATTACAGAATCTGTCCTTGTATACATTGATATATGAGAAGAATTTAATGTCAATGATGTATTTGGAATTAAAGTAGTGTCAAAATAAGCACTCGTCCCATTAGGAGTAACCCCCGTACTCGCAAACGTCCAACCACTTGTAAAAGTTCCCGTAAAACTACTACTCTTGAGATTCTGCGCACACGCTGCTGCACTTGCCCCAACCATAGGGTAAATAGCTTTCATAGGTGTCCAAAGTGAATTGGCTTTTAAATCAGCAACTAATTGTTTAGTCGCATTTTGTTCGGTAGTTGTTAACGAACCACCCGCAGCAATAACTCTATTGTAGTATGCTAACCAATCAGCATCTACACCACTTATTGAACTTATTATCCCGTGACTTGCTAAAATCATTATGCTATATCTCCAAATAAATACCACTCATTAGTGTCAATCTTAATCAAAGTTGCACCACTATATTGAGCATTTAATTTAACTTTACTTGCGTTACTTCTAATAGTTACACCACTTGTAGGTACTAACGTAGTTTGACCAGCACCATATTGTGCAAGTAAAATCTGTGTACCCGTTGCAAATGCTACCGAACTATTTAAAGGTATTGTTAAATTGTTTGCACTGGCGACGTTCATCTCAACAAGTTTATCGGCATCGCTCAAAACAAGTGTATAACTTGCAGTTTGCCTATTTGCTACGATTAATTTATCAGTCTTCAATGCAAGGTTTGCAATAGTAGCGAATAGTCCGACTGCCCAATCATAAACACTTTTTACACTTGGGTATTTTGTGTTACTTGCTTGGTCTGTTGTTACACTTGTGCTTTTGTTTGCTACATTTTCAGGGGTAAAACCAAGAGCATCTTGCTTTGCATTCCACGTCGCAGAACTTGCGATTTTTGCATCTGCAATCGCAACACCATTCCAAGTTGCACTAATAATTGAACCAGCATAATCAAGTGTATTTGTTGACCAACTTACGTTTGATGGTGCTAATTCGTGTTTCTCCCAACTACCGGCAGCAATTGAATTTGAAAGTAAAGTAACTTCAACATAACCCCCACTTGGTATGCTAACTATTAAAGTATTACTATTATTATTTATTGTAATAACACCACTACTTTGGTTATTATTAAAGTAAAAAATATCACCATTATTCAAAGTTGTTGCGTCAGGTAATTTTATCACTTGACCGCCACTACCAGTTACAACATAACTCCTATTTGAAGCACTTGTAAGGGTTATTAGTGTGCCACTTGCAGCAACAGAAGTAAACCCAAAGAATGTTTGCTTTGAATTTAATTGGGTTTGAATTGAACTTGTAACTCCATTCAAGTAGTCAAATTCAGTATTTGAAACAAGTCCACTACCTATTTTAGAAGCGTCTATTCCACTTGGTAAATCACTTGCAGCTAAATCAGCACCTGCAGTTACAAGTCCTTTTGCATCGTATGTGATTTTAGTTTTTGTTGCACCAGTAATGGCTGCGTTTTCATCAACCTTCAAATCTAATGCAGTTTGTGTTGCCGAACTTATAGGTTTATTCGCATCACTTGTATTGTCTACATTATTTAAAGCTAATGCAGTTTTTAAAGCTGTAGGTGTAATCTTTTTAGTTTCAGCCGCTGACGTGTCAACAATGGGAAACAAATCGGCCGCGTTGTCAACGGTTGCAATTGTTGTTAACTGACTAATTTTTTGGTCTGCCATATTTCAAAAGTAAAACAGAACAGAGCCTCATTTGTTACAATTATTAATAATGAGTCTTAATCCAAAACACTGAGCCATCACTCACAATTATAACAGATCCATTTTGATTTGTTATATCGTGATGAGATAGGCCGTCAATCGTGCCATTTATTATTACACTGTGCGGATTTGTTGTTTTCTTAAACCAAAATTCAACACCCTTGCAAGTATTAGCCGCAGGTAAATTGATTGTAATATTGCCGTCGCTTGTGTTACATAACATCGAGGGCGTTGAAATACTTGCTGTGTGTGTACCGGATGTGAGGGTTATAAGGGAGCCGAGTTCGGAGAGTGATATAAAATTCTTTTGAGTTGCAGAATCAAACTTTACAGCTAAACTCCATTTGGTATTTATTGAAGGAGTTGCTGTAATAGGTACATCCGCAATTTGTAATAAGCGATATGGAAGCGCATTAAATACATTTTGAGTTGAAACCTTTTGCTCATTTACTTGTTGTAATATACGAACTAATGTAGATCCTTGCGAGTTTGTATTATAATCACTATCTTCAGTATCAATTGGATTATCTATGTCGTCTGGATAATTTGCTATTTTTAACCATTCACCATCCCATTGACAACTGGATGCATTAAAAGTACCCCCATTAAAAACCCAAGTACTATCATCAAATATTAATGATTTAGTTGGGGTATAATTTCCCGCATCAATCCAGTTACCTTGAGCAACTCTAACGGCTCTTGAATACAATGCCATAAAATCAGAGCTTGACGCGGTTACGAATGGCTCATATTTGCCTGTGACATTATTCCAATATCCAGGAATGGAGTTTGAATTTAAGTCATAGATTGCACCTGAGTCGAAAATACTTTGATTATTTTGATAGTATCTTGTTGAAAATTCAACAATTTTTGAAGCATTATTTAAATTCCCTATATCATTAATTTTATCATTCTTATCAATTTGGCAAACATTTACATCCCCCCACATATCAATATTTGTGGAAGTCCCTGAACCGATTGCAGTATTTACAAGTCCTATAATTTGAAAGTCAACCCTGACTCCATCAATACCAGTTGAAGCTGAAAAGTTTCTAAAAAAATCAGTTGTAATAATTGCATTCGTTGGACCTGCTTGCTCAACTGATAAAATATTGCATTCAATACTTTCATAATCTGGAAGCACACTTGCAGTAACCCAAGTTGCAGTATTGTAATCATACCATTTTACGCCAGCGCTTACAGTATAAGAATATATTCTAAAAGCAATATAAACCTTTGAGCTTGCAGGAATGGTATTGCCAGCCCATGTTACATATCCAAACTTAAGAGTTGCTTTTACAGAAATCTCATTGCCTTGTGGCGCTACAAAATCACCAACAGAAAATAATGAACTTGACTTATCTCTAAATGCCCTGACGTTGCTGACTAAAGATGATCGTTTATATTTTGTTCTAAAAGTTCTAACCGATGGCTGATGTGTAATTGTTGGAAACGCTTCAAATCTTCTGCGGCCAAGTCCTGTATTTTCAAAAATACGATGGCCATAATTAATACTATTTGTTTTTGCTCCTGCAGTTGAGTAAACTCTATATTCAAATGTAACAGGATAAGCTCCGTTTCCGTATGCAATAGGTTGAATAATCCAATATTTACCAAGGTGCAAAATTATACGAGCGCCATATTTCTGCAATATATTCTCAATTGCATCATAACAATTCACATAAATATCCGCAAGATCTGGAGTTTCAGTTTGCTCTGTAAATATTTGAAAATTATCAACTACGCTCGACAAATTAACCTCCCATTTTTTCAAAAATTGCACTGGTCGCGTTCCGCTCAAAGGGTAAGTTTGGACGCAATCATTTATATAATTATCACCAAATCCAAGATAAATCCAATATTGATGCAAGTTTGCTTTTGAAATACAAAGCCTAATTAAATCAAGCATATTCAATCGGTTTGCTGTACTGAACCAGGTAGGATCTACTTTATAATTAGAAAGTAAACTCATCCCATCAATTGAAGTTACTTTATAAATCACATAACCTTCAAGACTTGAGCGATTCCAACTTATTTGATCTGGAATAATTCTGCCTATCCAAACTAAGTCGCTTCCTTTATAAGCAACCATTGCATATTTTTGCTCGTCTGCAACCGATAGCGCTTGAAAAAATGTTTCGTCTGTTGAGTTATTAATGGCAAGAGTTAAAACTGCTTTTCCTTTACGAATTGGATTTTCCCATATTGCATCCCCATCACCTTGGTATTGGATTTGAAACCCGTCTGAAACAGCTCTTATTTCTGTTCCGCCTGCTCCGCTTCCACTTGGATCATCCCATATCTCAACTCTCCATTGAGCATTGTTTATATCGTAAAATTGTGAATAATATTTTCTAGCCACGAGCTGAAGCCCTTTCTTCTCTGTTTAATAAAATTAATAAATCTCTGCCGCTTACTCGAGTTTCAAGTGTGCCGCTATTATTATTACTTGAAATATTCAACATGCCCTGTAATTTAGACAATGGTGCAATAACTTCAGGATTTGAAGAGGCTCCTGGATATTCACCCATAAGTCCCAATGTTGGGCCGCTAACTATACCACCGTCGGCAAATGCTGTTGGACCTTTTTGTGCAACTGATCTCACAACAGCGCCCGCAGCAACTAACGCAATACCGGCACCAATAGCTAATACTGGATTTGCAATCAATAATTTTGTAAACGCTTCTGACGCTACAGCTGCAGCAATCAAAGCTTTTCCGTATGCATCAGCAAATGACGCTACCGAATTTAATATAATTGAGAATACACTCTGCAACACATTGCCTCCATTCATTAACCCATCAGCAATAGCTAGTCCTATATTTGCGTACGCATCAGATTGAATAGTCACTAATTGCGCATTAATTGCCATTGTAAATTTTAAATTATCCTCATTAAATTTAATCATTGTTTCACGCATTTTATTTTCGTGATTCAATTGCCTTTGTTCTGTCTGTCTTTGCTGAATTAATTGAAGTCCCTGTTTAGTTTTTAAGAAATCACTTAATCCAAACAATCTAGCTTTATACGCTTTATCTTCAGCTGCTTTTATTGGATCTATTTGAGTCGGGGTTTCGTTTAATTGAGCAGAAGGTATATCTGAGATAGAAAGATTGTTTGCTTTTGTTGCTAATTTAGCATTTTTTTCAGCGCTTATTTTAACCAAGTCATCATTAAATTTCTTAAAGTTAACTAAATAAACTTTCCATGCTGCCTCTTCTGATTTTAAGGCTTGTTCTTTTGCTTTATTTTCATCAGTAATATCCTGCTCAGATTTGACTTTTCCCTCAGCTGTTACCAAATCATTGATTGCCATTTGTTGCTTATTTATGACATCGGTCAATATTTTATCAGCATCAGCAATGGCCTTTTTATTTTTTAATTTTTCAGTATCTAATTTTTGTTGAGCTTCACCAATATTGTAACTATTTAAAATTGCTTTGTCAAGATTAATCTGAGCCAATTGCTCAGCCATCATTCCCGAAGTTAAAGCTTTGGTTTTTGCTTCAGAGTATTTTTTTGCAGCATCAGTTATTTCACTTGAAAAACTTTCTGCAATGGCTTTCTTTTTCAATACTTCCATGTAGTCCATGGTGCGCTGAGAAAGCAAAGCCAAACTATCTCCATTTTTAATATTTATGTCGGAAGTAGCAACACCTAATTTATTAATTTCCCTAAGCGCAATAATTCTTTCATGATCTGTACGGTTACTATCTTTGACAATTTTTAAATAAATACCTAAGGTTCTAGAATTCTTTTCTGCTTCAGCTGTATTTTTATTTAATTCATCTCTATATTTTTTAATTGTTTCAAGAGCAAGTTTTGTTTTTTCAGATTGCTCCATCATTTTTGATATGAGTAAACCTATTCCGATAATTGCTAAACCTATTCCTGTAGTTGCCAAAGCAACTTTAAAAGCATTCATAGCGGACGCACTTGCGTAAGTAGCAAGCGCAAGAGCCTCTTCTTGTAATGCTTGAAATCCAGTTATTGCAGCGCTCTCCTCTTTTAATACATTTTGAATAGCTTGAAGTCCATTCATTATTGCAATTGCACCCTGAACTTTTACGAGTGCCTTTTGTAGATCTTCATTCTTGCTTCCAAATAAAGCCGCAGCACCTTCTGCAATTCCAAATGCTCCAGCCACTCCTTGCGCAGCAGAAACAACTGCGTCAATTCTACGAGTATCACTAGAAAAATATTTAATTTTATCACCAGCGTCGCCTACTTTGTCTTTAATTTTACCCGCTGCTTTGATAATTTTATTTGACATATCTTCAAATTCAGGCCCTAAAGCTTGAACTTTGAGAGCTAAGTTTTGAAGCTGAGCAACGGTTCTTTTTGTATTCGGTGAATTTGCGATTCGTTCAAAATCTTTTTCAATCGTCTTGACAACGGCTTCCATCTCAGATGAGATTTTTTTACCACTAGCACCAACTACCGTTACGGCATCTTTGAAACCTTTTTCAAGTTTGGCAATGTCTGCGCCTATGACAATATTAATTTGCTTTTCTGCCATTATCCTAAAATTTTATCACCACTTTCAAGCAGCATAAAGTCGCCACTTTCAAGAAGTATTTTGTATTGTGTTGCAATCGAATCTCTGTTAAACATTAAAATGTAATCTTGCGCAATGTGATAAATTCCCTCTTCACCTGCGCTGTCATCTGACAATAAAACTTCTTGATCAAATTTAATATCATGGCATATTACACCATTGAAAATACCTGGTGCCGATTGCATTGCGGTTCTAACTTGCGCCGCTAAACTTGTACAGGTTGCAATTGTCATTCCGAAAATATTAATTTGAACCCTTGCAAAATCTGTTTTTGAATATCCAGTCTGTGTTTGATTTGCAACCAGTGACACTTGAAAATAAGATATTGCAGGGAATGCCGTTGCTTGTGGTAAACGTAAGGGAGAGATTCTCCCGCTCGTTGCAGTGTTAACAGCCGTATCGTTTTTGAGGATGTTATATGTAATAAGGAGAGAATTCACAGCCGCAATTTATCAAATATATGTTTGTTTTTCGTTACAATATCAATAACCTCTTCAGAGGATTTTTCCTCCCATGGGAATAGACATAAACTTTGAGGCTTTATTTCTTTGCCTTTTTTAGCATGTGGCGACAGCATCACAGCGGCAAGCCATCTCGTTTGCTCCCATTTATTGCGATACTCTTGCATCTGAACAGATCTCATCCCTTCCAATCGCAATCGAAAATACAATGGCGTTATGTCATCCCATTCATGAGGCATTATCGACATCTCGCCCCATGCAATCAATTTAATATCCTTCCAGTTTAACGGCTTTGATTCCGCTTGTGAGCCTTTTAGTCTTGGCTCTTCACTTGAAAAAAATCACCCACCGCCTTCGTGAATGCTTCTACTGCCGGGTTTAATTCTTCAAACGATTCAATTTCGTCGCCCAATTCTTCACTGTTTACAAATGGCATATTTGTTTTATTCTTTTTACAACCTGCTTTAATTCCGTAAAATGCGCAATCTCTTGAAAATTTAAGACTTTTAACTAAATCTTTGTTCTCACCAAATGAAGAAAAATCTTCCATTCCTGCAGCTTGCATGATACTCTCAATGGCCGTCATATTAAAAAATAACGGATATTTAATTTTGTTTATTTCGATTTCCATGTTGCAAATATAATAAAAAAAGGGAGCATTAAGCCCCCTCTCTAAATTTATGGAATATGAAACAAAAAGATTAAGCTACTACTCCAACCGTCAAAGTTCCGCTACCTTGCAAAGAACATGTGAAAGTTGACACGTCATTTACGGGAGCAGTCCATGCAAAATTAGTTAATAACGCTGAACCAGACAACTTCATATCGCCAGTAACATTTGAAGTCATTACAACTGTAATAAGGGCGCCAGTCATCAAATCAGCTAAGACTTCTTTTGGGCTTTGACCTGATGCGACAGATCCATCTTCTTCATAAAGTCCCTCAAAATTCATGGTCCATGAAGTTAAGCCAACTAAAAATTCTTTGTAAGCGCCACCGTCTTTATTGGTTGCGTCAATTGTGTCTTTTGTAATGCTAAAATCAGCACTTGTGCCGTTAGCAAATTTGGTTAATACGCCGCTTACATCTTTGTATAAGCAGACGAGTGTACCATTTACGAGTCCTGTGGTTGCCATTTTATATTTTTTTAATTTTTGTTATAAGTATCGATTGCAAGTTTAAAGATTCTTTCGGGAACATTTGTTACAATATTTGTTTTATGCTGATCAAGAGCAGGTCGCATAAATGGCTGAGCAATTATAAAACCACGAGCTTGACCATCCTTTGTAAATCGCTCAACTGTCCCATATTCAAACGTATGCGCTAATTGACCACGATAACCTCCATAATAACGAGGGCCTATAAGCACAGTTTTGGTAAATTTGTTTTCGTTGCGCTCAATAAATCCAATTGATTCTTTAATGTCTTGACTCGGTGCCTTGGATTGAGCAGTGTTAATAATAGCCTTTGCCTCATCCCTGACAATCTTTTTAACCTCTTGGTCTGTTATTGCCTTACCCGCTTCGCTTAGCCCCTTTAATACTTCCTGTAATCCAGTAATCATTCCGTCAATTGAGTCATTACTTTCATGTACATGTCCCTTTCAATTCTTTGAATAGAAATCACGTTAAAATATGTGCCGTTCATTCTGATGCGATCCCTTACATTTATATCGGTAAATCGAATCTGAAATTTAACTATTTGTTTATTCTCTCGAGTGTCGGCATATATGCCCTCTGTTCCGCCATCTGTTGGCTCATAAGTTCCCCAAATATCCAATAACTTAGCCCAAGTCTTGGATCGCTCTCCAGTGTCTGAATCTGTATTTTCAGTGTAGCGATAAATTGCCAATGGTGTGTCAAATCTTCCGCCGTTCATTATCCAAAAACAGGTATTTTAAATTTATCCAATAAATGATTTGCGCCAAATGGCATGTCGCTTGAAATAGTACCGACAATTATATTTTGACGGTTGTCATAATACTGTGCAATTTGTAACATGCAAGCCATTTTAATCGATGCTGGAAAGTCTGCAGTTGAAAATCCTTCCTGTACTTCAACGATATATTTGGTGTTGTCGTCGGTTAATGTCGTCGGCAAGTTGTTAACAAATATATTTATTCCAAAATCTGAAAGCATATCGGGAGAGTCAATCCAATCGGCTGCAGAAAATTCAGTCAATGCATTATTTTGATTGACGTAATACATCTTATTAATGTCGATAACTCTGGACGCAATTCTTAAATAGTTTCCGATTGTCAATGGCGCCCCATTCAAAGGATTCATTAACGCAGGCTGGCCCACAAGAGAATCAAATCCATAACGTACCACGGCCAAAGGAATAGAGAATCCAACATAAAAAGAGGATGCCTCAAGCGCTGCAGTTATAAGCGTAGTAATATAAGCGTCATCAGATGAGTGAGTGACTCTTAAATGTGCTTTTGCCTCCGCTACTGATATGTAAGCGGTTGAGGCATTTGTTAGCGATACAACTCTGCGGCCTGTTAACATTAGTCAAATTCTGGATTAATTGGTTTTTTCTTTTTTACTTCAATAATCTCTTCACAATAGCCCTCATCGATAAGAGTCTGAGCTTGTTTTGATTCCAATTCTGCAATATCCCCAACACCATAAACTAAATTTAACGCAATAGGGAATTTAATAAACTTTACTTTTTTCATTGGCAAATGATGGGAGAATTAACCCCCACCACTTCACACGATTAACGTCGTGCCGTTTTATTTTTATGCAATGATGTCTTTACAAACTGCAAACGCTTTCGGCTGCAATAAGTTTACATCTAAGTAAGCATTCAAAACAAGGTTAGTCAAACCTGCAGTCGCACCTGAATATGGATCAACTGTTAACTCCATACCACCCCATGAAGCGATACCCAATTTAGAAAAATCACCAAAGATAAGAGCGCTCAAAGTTGAACCGCTTGTTCCTTTTACCAAAGTAGATGGCACCAAAGTTGAGGTTTTCATTGTGTAACCGTTCAACTCACCTGCACCACTTTGTAAGATGAAGTTACCTTCAACACCACTAGCTTGTCTTGCAGTAGTTTGCATTGCAGCTTTTACTAATGGATTAGTAATGTAAGCTTGGCCCATTCCGTTATTAGATTCAACAGATTTCATTAAGCTTACAACGTCTTTCCAAACCATTGCAGCGCCATTCGCTGCAGAAGTAGATCCACCTGCAAATACTACATTTGTATTTGCGTTTCCGATAATACCTGTTGGCTCGTTAGATCCACCGCCTAAGATAGCAGCTTTCTCCAATTCGATAGCCATTGCGTTAATCAAGTATTGACGAACATAAGCATCAATTGAATTTGAAGATTGTCTCAATAACTGATTTGAAACTGAAATAAATGCAGCCAATCTCTTAGGAGAGAAAGTGATTTTAGAGAACGCTGGCGATTTCTCAGTCGCAGTTCCGTTTTCAGTGTTCCATCCTGCAGCAGGTTGAGTGCTTGCAGTAGGTAAATCTAAGTTACCAGTCAAGCCATCAAAACGAGTTACACCCAATGTAGCTAGTACAGTTGAAGGCAATAACACGTCAACAATTCCGCCCACATTTGTTTGAATGTTAACACCACCTTCAGAACCAGAAGTTCCACCAGTTGCAGTCATGTCACGTTTAAAAACGTCAGACGGCAACAATACAGAGTGAGCGCTTACGCTAACGCCTGCGCGTTGAAATTCGTCTGCAGCCTCTTTGTGCATTTCGTACTCGACACCATCACGACGTCCAGTTGTAGCCTGTTCGATTGCTCTTTTAAAAGAGTAAGCGTCAGCCATTTTATTGCGTTCAGTTTTTTCGCTGCTAGATGCTGCGCCATAAACTGGAGCAGAGGCAACTTTTTCAGATGCTCTCTTCTGCAATTTTTCAAGAGTTTCAGTTTCGCTTCCGATAACGTCTAGGCGTGCATCGATTTCTGAGAAACGAGTTTTTTCGGTGTCAGTCATTGAACGCGCTTCGGTGTTAATGCTGTTTTGCAGTCCGTTCAATTCTTCGATTAAACGTCCTTTTTCTTCTTTCAAAGCTTTGATTTTCATTTATATTTTAGTTTAAGTATTGTTATTTGGTCTGATTCATTTTGTTTTTTTGGCTTAGTTAAATCTAAGCTGCGAGCCTCTGCTTCGGTGTCAACATATGCGGGATAAGTCACTGGACTCACGTCAAACAATTCGTCTACTTCTTTTATAATATGCAAAGATAAATCGCCATATTTTGAAGACATCTCCCATGATCTATCTTTGACAGTGAATGCAAATGATGACTGAGTGATGTCACCACGAATAATGCTCCGAGCAACTTGCATATGCAATGGATTCTCGTAATCTGGAACCCATGTGTATTCAAGATTGCCGTCAGCATTCACATATACTGCGCAAGTGTTTGCTTTTGTACGTCCAAGAATTGACTCACATTCATGATTAAAAAGACAACGGATGTCATAATCTTTTTTCAATGCGTTGTCAAATGCGCCACGAACTATGCGCTCTTCAAAATATCCAAGGTCCGTAGTCGTATCAACCACCGCAGCAATGCCTCCGAATTCCTTCGGCATGCCATCACCTGTCGCTCTATAGTTTATACTTCCAATTGCTCTTAAAGTTTTCATGCCTGTGTGTTATTATTGTTTCCTGTTGGATTATTATTTGAGTAAGCGCTTGCCATCAACTGCTCAATCTTTGCATTCATATAAGCCTCAAATTGGTCCGCAGGAATAAGATTTGCTTCAACATAATATTTCTCGCCACCAATAAATCCTTCAGCATCTTCAAATGCTCTTGCCTCATTAGGGCTTAACCATCCGCCTCTGATGCCTTTATTATAAAAGTCTGCGCGATCATTTGCACTGGCTCTCAATAATGAATTAAAATTAAATTTAAAATAAAAGAAAGTTTTATCGTTTTCGGTTAATAGTTTTCTGCGAAGTTCTTGTTCGATATTTATGCAATAACTCATCAAAGTCCTGGAATAAAAATCTTGATATTCCTGCTCGACGCTTGATTTGATTCCGTCCTTTGCTCCTATCATTGAAGCCGGTACACCAAAAATACGAGCTATCTCTTCCGCTGAAAATTGACGAGCTTGAATATATTGAGCCTCCTCTGGAGTCATTGATAATTTTTCCATCTCAACACCATGCGGTAAAACTGCGCTGCGTTGATTACCTTCGATTACATCGTCAAGAGATTTTCTTAATGGAGCAGCCTGCGCCTGGTCAATCTTTGAAACTGATTTCAAAAGGAATTTTAAAGTTCCATTTTTATAAACCGCGGCGCTCGACTTAATAGCAGCAAGATCAATACCCAATGTTTCGGCGTGCATAATAATCGGCGATTTACCTACCAAAACATTATCAGTTGAAAGTCCTTTAAAGTGCAACATATCACTTGCAGGAATCACAGATGGAAAGCCAGGAGCGTTCACTCTGTAAAATAATTCCCCGTCCATCATATAGGCCGATACGGTATCGCTTACAATTGGATGTATAGCCGTCGCAATAAATCTCTCGTCCCTTTTAATAAATGCATATGCGTTACCTTTTAAAACTAATTGAGCAGTCATAAAAGTCATAAAGTCGAATTTAGTCTGATAAGGATTTGGCTCGTTCAATACATAGTTAGAATAATGAGCAACGACTTGACGCTTATTTGTTCCGTCATCAAAATATAATTTAAAAGAAAGCCCTGAGATTGCATCGCTTATTACTCTCACGCAAGCGTGAACTGACGCAATACTCATTGCGCTTGTAGAATTTACAGCCATGCCGCTCGTTGTTTGACTGCCAAACAATGAAGACAATGATTGCATAAGCCAGTCAGTCGGAGCTGATAAGCTTGAGCGCTGTTGTGTTTTTGGTTTGAATATGCTTAACAATGAAGCCATGCCACAATATTAATTTACAAATATATTTTTGTTGTTACAATTTGGGATGAGTTCTCATGTATCTAGAAAGCGTCGCACGGAATACAACGTAACTGCTATATTTATTTTGACCGTACTTCTCACGATACAAACTCTCAGTATGTTCGTACGCTTCGCCGTATGTTTTGAAATTTGGCAAGTTGTTATAATAGATTTTTATAAAGTCTTCGTGACTATATATTTGTAAACCATAGTTCTCCATCCTGTACAATTTTAGATTGTTCTTGCATGTATGTTCCCAGAGCCATTACTATCGACACAGGTCCATCGACCTTATCGCCTGACTTGGCTTTGTCAATTTTAATATTTGCCGCAGGATCCTGTCGCAATAATATATTTGACATCATCCATCTTGTAACAGGATTCCCGTCATGATTCAACTCGCCAATGTTAACAAGTCGCTCAAGTTCCTTTGTTGGAGCTGACATGCTTACGAATCCTTGTCCGAATGGAAACATAGTCATTCCCTCATTGCCTAACTCAATAACAAGCTGAGTCGCATTGAACCTATCAAATGCAATCTCTTTAATGTCGTATTGGTCCGATAGTTCTAATATCTTTGATTTGATAAATGAATAGTCCGTGACGTTGCCATCTGTCAAATGAATCCAATCCTCTTGCGCCCATGTGCGAATCGATACACCGATTTGATCATTGCGACGTTGAGCCGCATTCTCTGGCAACCAATACCAAGTCTTAACCTTATAGCCATCAGATGGCCAAATTAAACTAAAAGCGCAAAAGTCACCTGTTGACGCCAAATCTAAACCACCATAACAAATTCCAGTCGGCTCATCTTCATTGCTGCACTCAATCCATTTTTCGTCACTTATCCAAGTTGTGGCAGTATCTGTCCACACATTTAATAACTTCGTTTTAAATTCAACTTGTTTATGAGGCAATTCCCGAGCTTCATTCAATCCCTCTTCCAATTGTCGAGGATTAACACTCACGCCCCAATTTGGATTTGCCTTTTGCCAGTTGGCAGAATCCGTCCAGTCGTCCTTATCATCAAGTGAATAGATAACAGAAAACAAAGCGTCATCACTTACTCCGCCATTTAAAACCTTTACACAATAATCTCGATGTTTATAACATGCCGACTCACGATTAAACCCTGCAGTTGTAATCGTAAATAACAACGGTTGACTTCTGGCACCCATTGAATTCCTAATTACATTATACAACTCGTCATTGGTGTGAGCATGATATTCGTCAATGCAACAAAAGTGTGTATTCAATCCGTCTTGTTTACCAGGATTCCATTCGAGCGGCCGATATACGGATGTGCCAAAATTTATGCGCCTGTTATTAACAGAGTTATAAACATTCACATCATCTCGAAGCCAGTCCAATTGTTTGCAAACTCGAGCGCCCTCTGAAAATACCATCATTGCTTGATCTAGTTTTGTAGCTGCAGAATAAACCTGCGCTCCTTCTTCACCATCCGCAATAAGACCATATAACATAATCGCATTTGAAAAAGTCGATTTGCCATTTTTACGAGGAACCTCGACGTATGCCCTGGTAAATCTTCGAGTGCCGTCCAGTTTTGCAAACCCGAATATATTCGCAATTATAAAATGCTGCCAAGGTTCGAGCAGAAATTTCTTTCCGGCATACAAACCGACAGAATGCTCAAGCTCTTCGATAAACTGAACAGCATGAAGATATAAATCATTTTCAAATTTTATATCCTTTCGCTTTAAATCAGCCTTAAATCTTTTGCACGCGTTCACAACGTGCTTGCACGCAGGAATATTTTTTGAAATTACATCTTCACAGTATTGGATCGATTTGCTCATCCTCAACTATTTTCGTAGTAGTGCGATTTTCAAAGTATTGCTTGTTCACGTTTGCAATAAATTCGTTTCGATACAAATGCGGCTCGTCAGACCATAGGCCCAGTTTATCACATTCCTTCCATTGCTTACCATTTGCCATCTCAATGATGTAAAACTCAGCCTGTTTTTTGATTCTGTATTTTTTTGCCATGAGTTAAAAGTTCTAATTTTGTTATTTTGGTTTTTTGTTTGTCCTGAAGTTGAGTCATTGCCAAAATCTTTGCAATCTCTTGCGTTGCTCTGAGCGATTGCTTGCGAATCGTGTACCAGGGATTAATCATTGGGTAACCGGATGGCGCTGCAGTAATCTCTTCGCTTGCGTTTATTTTCTTGCATGCCCTTTCAAATGTTTCCATCTCAACAGCATACGCCCCAATTAAATCCAAGTCGACGCAATTTTTATTTGCGCTGAACTCATCGACAGTCTTATCGTAAATTTCCTTAGCTCTTTTGTTTAAATGTTTCATATTTGCAACAAATATAATAAAAAACCCCTATTAGTTTCGTTTCTTGGGTGTGAATTAAAGA